TATCAGTACGTTCGACGTGGAAGCCTTGACACCGCGAATGTATAGCAGGAATAATACGATTGGGATAGTTACAAGTAAGAATGAAGCGAGCTGTTGCATGATATTCTTCCATTACACCGCGAAGTGCTGCCTGTGCGTTAGGTGAAAGATAGTCGGCCTCATCAAGTAGTACAACCTTGAATGGACCAAATGGAATCATTTGCACAAAGTTAGTGATTTTATCTCTAACGTCGTCTACAGAGTTTGTACGCGATGCGTTAATTTCTAACACATCATAATCTTCAATACCTAATTCTCGAATAAGAATTTTAGCAAGAGTAGTTTTACCAATGCCAGCACTACCGCTTAACAGCAAATGCGGAATACTTTTATCTTTAATCCATGTTTGCACTTGTTTGCGTTGATGGTCGTCACGAAATACATAACCATCTATGTTTGCTGGACGATATTTTTCTACCCACAATTCTTTCATTCTTTTACCTTTATAATTTCACCGCATTGATCATACCCAACTTTAAATATTGCAAACATAACAGCTTCGTGCATTGAAGGAAATGTTTTGCTTCTTAATTTATTGGTAATATAATAATACACTTTATACATCAAACCATTTCTTCAATAACGCCTAATACTTCTGCAACAATAAAAAGTCCGCCAGCAATATAAAAATCACCTAGCATTAAAGTTGCACCTGCAAGAATTCTCAATCCGCTTTTTACAAAACTGATGTATTTGTGTTTTACAGGATCTGGAATTTTAGATTTTGATTCGTCTTTTTTATCTGAGTTAATGACCTTATCTAATCGTGCTCTTAGGTCTTTCATAATTTCAATATTTTGTTCATATTCTGTCATTTTTTAATCCCTTATTAATTTCAGCGGCAATAACTCGCTGACGTAGTTCGCTGGTTGAAAAATTGTGTTCACGTTTGTTGAAATAAAATTCAATACCTTTATCCCAACATTCGTTTCTACCTGTAAAATCTTCGTGTTCATATTCGTCTCCTAATATTCTAACATTAATAGGATAGGAAAGCAAGATGTTTATAAGATCTTGTTCTGTTTCGTAGACAAGGATTTCATCAACATATTTGCAGGCTTTAAGTTGTTCGTAGCGTTCAAATACGCTTTGAACTGGTTTGTTTTTGATTCCAGGACGATCAATTGTAGGATCTGTTTGTAGACCCACAATCAAATGATCGCATTGAGTCTTTGCTTCTTTGAGCATCATGATATGCCCTGCATGGAACAGATCAAAAGTTGAGCAAGTAAAACCGATTTTCATCTAAATCCTTTTCTTTTATAGTAACATAATTATTAATGAGTTGTCTAGCTCTTTTTTCTCTATCGATTACCGTTTTTTCTCCAAGAATAATAATAACAAATTTATTATTGGATTTTTCAACTAGTAATGCCAAACAACGTCCTGCAGGATTAGTATAACCGGTTTTGCTAAGAATGATATTATCAAATTCAAATAAAAGATTTTTATTAGTATTGCCTACAGATGCATAAGATATTTTCTTTTTAGTTTTGGTTTCGATGGTTAGATATTTTGATGATGAGCTAGATGTAATTAAATTATTTTTTGATGATTCTTCTACCAATTTTGACAAGTCAAAGGCTGTACTAATATTATGTTTATCAAGCCCTGACGGATCAGAGTATGATGTATTATTCATGCCAAGTGATCTTGCGGTATTATTCATTTCGTCGATAAACGCTGTACGGCCACCAGGCCAACTATGTGCTAATGCTTCGGCAGCAGCGTTATCGCTTTTGATTAATAGAGAATCGAGTAGATCCCGTCGAGAGACATTTTTGGATCTAAAGATTCCTCCACGATATAATACTTTTTCTTGTAAATCTAAATTTGAATTAACAACTACCAGCGCAGTCATTAATTTAGTAAGAGATGCTATCGGCCTTTGTATTCCTGCATATTCTCCAACAACAATTTCTTTTTGTGTTTGATTATATACGTAATATGAAGGAACATTTGCAAAGGCTGACGGAATTAAAAGAAAAAGAATGACAAAAATTCTTATCATTTATTAATAAATGGTTTTAGGTCTGGAGGAGTCCACCCTAAAGGTTTTAGCACTTTGCCATCTTCACGTTTACGTACCTTGCCAGTCTCTGAATCTATTTTAGCAAAATTGGTACGCATAACTTCTTTCCAACCGCCCTCGCCATCGAAACCGGCCGAATGGATAGCGCCTACGGTAACAACAATAAAGTCTAACAGCGCATCAAGTGTTTCAACCTGATCGTTATTGTCGATCGCTACCTTCAATTCTTTCCATTCTTCTTCCATTAAATCGAGATATAATTTAAACTGATTTTGATTAAAGCCTTCGACTGATTGGTCGCAGGCTCGCATAAATTTTTCTTGGTCACGAAATGGATTTGTCATATTAACTCTTTTTTAAAATTGATATTACTTTTTTCTTTTCACGGTCATCGAGCCATTCTTGTTCAAGATGTCCAAAATTGGGAGAATCCTGTAATGCTTTGTCAACTACTTCTTTTATAAGATAAAGTTCTTTCTTAATCTCAAAAGAAGTAAATCCATCGTTATACACACTAGAACACTCTCTGGACAACGACCGAAGTTGATTTATGATGTCGGGAGTATCCCAATTTTGTTTAAAAGCCATTATAGAAAATCTTCTGGCCTAATGTTAACGCTTGATCCGTTAGAATGTTCTGTACCGATATAAAAATCGTTTGGTTTTTCATCAGATACAGCTAGTATACATTTAATATCTACTTTTTGAATTTCTTTAACACCGTCACCGTCATCGATTTTGATCTTACGAGTCCAGCGACCGTGCTCTACTAAAATCCATTGGCCTTCTTTAACATCAGTTTGTTTTGGACCAACTTTGTATACCTTGCCCCATCGCGGTTTAATTCCGTGAACTTTGGCATCGTCGCTTTGAATAACAATGCCTGTCTTGGTTACCTGCTCACCAAAATCCATGTCAGAAATGATAACATCATCATTAATGGCACGAATTTTAATGTGCTTAACATCATAACTCATAGGTTAACCTTTTTTGCGTGTTGGGATGTCTTCTTTAACTGCTCGTGGATTTGAAGCATAGTAATCTTGGAGAATTTGTTCTCTAGTTTTTACAACTTTTCCACCTGGGCCTAATTCATCGCCCCTTGCATTTACTTTCATGTTTCCTACAGCAGGCAACAATTCATTTTGTAAATTTAACTTTTCCATATCAATATCTTTGCCACGTAGGCTTGTATATGTTTTACCCATCTTAAATCTCCTTGAAGAATTCTTCTATTGGTAATTTGTATTTAATACTATCTATCTTATGTACCCCTATCAAATAGAGTACATAACTTGCTACAGAACTTCCACGTCCTACACCCCAAATAACGTTATTTTTTCTTAATGTGTCTACAACGTATTTCATTGCTTTTAACATTAAAATCATATCGTATTTGGCAAAAAGTCTTAGTTCCTCAACAACTCGTTCTCGAATTTCTGGAGTAGGACATTGCATATATAACCAATCTAATATATCCATAGTCTTATACTCATCTGGAATATTCCAATGATTAATGTCAATATTATCTTTTGGAATTGGATAATTTAGATGTTCTGAATATAAGCGTTCAAAATACAAAGAAACATCGTTAGGATCTACAACACAATTTTCCAATATTTCAGGACCGTGTCGTAGAATACCTTCGATTAATTGTGATTCTGTATTTTTAACTAACATTGATTAGTTGATCCAAATCGTTATCTAAATCAGACTTCCTAGCGTGGAGCCTTCTTTGCCTTTCATCTTTATACATTATAATGAAAGTTTCGATTTGTGTCAACATCTCAATTTTTCCTAAACGTTGCGCTTGGAAATATTTTTTGGATAACTCAAGGATTTTTTCTTCAATCTCTTGATCCTTGAGTTCGGAAAGGTTGTCAACAAGAGGATTAAACATTAACTAAATTGTCCAACGTATTTCAGAAATATTTTTTCTGAACTATGTCTCCAGACTTCGACAAATATAGGATCTGTTGTAGATTGAACTGCAATAGAATTTCCGCTCCATTCGTCGGCAGCGTTTTTCTTAAAAATTGTTCCGCCGGTTGTAACAAAGGTAATAGTTCTTGAAGTTCCGTCACCGTATAATTCGAGTGTAACCTTGCCGACGCCTAGTGGAGTTAATTCGTCAACAAATACAGGATCCCCTGGAAAATTTAAAAAATCAACGTTTGAGTTAATACCAAATCGATAAATTTGATATGGACCATTTTGATAATCGATAGTAATATCTGTTGAAACAGATCCCCCGTCAAACTTTTGATCTCTATTATCTTGAAAAATTGCTCTGCTAATAACATTTTTTTCAAAATCGTTGTTATCGTTTAATTTTGCTGTGTTATTTTGAAGATCTGTTATTTCAGTCTTGGCAGCACTTAGGCTGGTTTTAATAGTATCAAAATTATCACGAAACACCTGTGTGTCGTTATCTTGCCCTGCTACAGGGAAGTTTTCATTGATACTGATATAATTGATATTGCTGGTCACGGTAATTTTTCTCCACGTTGCGGAAATGCAAGATATTTATCTTCAAAATTTCCTTCTAATACGTCAATTAGGTAGCGATCTGCTTCAAAATTTAAAGATTTGAAATCAAATCCGCTAGATTTTATTCTTGAAACTATTGCTTCTGCCTTTCCTGGCAAGCAATAGCAAATTGGCAATGCTTTTACATATCCTGGTTCAAATGCTGCATTGTCTTGTATAGTTCTCATCCATAGCGGTAAAAATTCACTATCTCTTGAACCTAATTCTTTAATGCGATTCCTCATATTTTTGATAGAGTTTGGAAATATGCGTTGGTGATCACTATCACTCACCAACGGAATATCGCTATCAATTTTAATAGCATCAAAACTAACAAGAACTTTACTATTAATATTATCTGGAAGATTTACAGATCTACTAATGCTTTTTCCATTTTTTTCTAACGGATCTTTAATTTCAACGTAGATAATTTCGTATTCTGTATTTTGTGTATCTACATTTTTCCCTTTAGCATACTTTACATCGCCAAATAATATTTTCTTTCGATAATGGTTTCTGCTCATAGACTGAACATATTTTACAGCTTCAACACTTTCAATGCCTGCAAAAATTAAAACTTTTAAATCAGTTTGCACTCCGTAATTTTTATCACCGTAACGATAAATTTCATTTGTTTTAAAAATGTTACCGTCGGTAATAAAGTTAAACCAATCTAATCTCTTTTCTTTATTTTGAAATGCTTTTACATATAAATTTGCAAAAGTTTTATCGCTTTCACCTATGACTTTAACTTTAAATTGACGAATTGATTCGGCAAAATGTACAGAGTCTCTTGCTCTAATATCAAAGATGAATGTTTTATCAAATGAACTTTCACCAGAATCAAAAGTAATGTTGTAAGAAAATGATCCTGTTGAATCTTCTGCGCTAGAGTCTCGGTCGTAGAATCTTGTAAGTCCCAGGCCATTAGAATCTGCAAATTGTCTAACTTTTCCGTTTATGTCACCTGTACTAATTAATTCTAATCCAGGCGGTAATGTTCCTCCGGTGAGTTCGTAAACGGTTCTTCCGCCATATAACAAACTCTTTGCGTATACATTTAAATTACTTGGCTTATTGACTTTTATGGTTCCTAGGTCGCTGTCAGTGATCCATTCTATACTACTTTCAATTTCTCCGATAACATCAACGCTGAATGTTTTAGCACTTATAGAAACACTTGAAATCCAAAATTCTGGATTTTCAGACGGTGCTCGGTTTCTGTTCTCAGCAATACAAACATATATAAAACCTTCAAATACTACAGCATCATTTACAGGATATGTAATTGTGGAACTCCATGGTCCTTGTAGATTATACGAAAGAGTTGATATTGATTCTAAAAAGTTAACAGCGGATATTGTAAATTGATATGTTTTTGTAACAGCCGCCTGATATGGAACTTTACCTGCAATTTCGCCAGTATGTTGATCAATAGTCATCCCCGGTGGAAGCTCACTAGAGGATCCGTCCGGATTTAATGTTTCTAAGAAATAAACTAATGTTCCAGTGAGACCAACTTGTCTGTATACATCTAAGAAAATAGTAATATAGTTATTAGCTCTAAATCTTCCTAGATAAGATTCAGTAATCCAAAGAGGTGTTCTTGTACTGCTAGAATCCGCTTGAAATAAATTAGTATCAACTTGAATAATTGAGTTGTCGGCTTGTAAAAATTCTTCTGTTACAACCCATATTCTAAATAATCTTTTTACATCGTTACGTCCGTCTGATACCGTAACAATAAATGTATAAGCACGGCTTAATCGTTTAGGAGTTCTGCTATTTTCCGAATAATCAAAATCTACATCATCGTACAAATAACTATCAAAGCCATTGGATTTAGATTCCATTTTATCTAACGGCATCATGTCAAAGGAAGAAGTATCGTACGCCCCAGACGGGTTTCCGTTGTATTCAACTGCAAAAATAGGATCAGTAAATCCAAAGATTCTGCCATCTTCGGATAATGTCAACCCTGGGGGAAGTTCTCCGCCTAGGGGTGTTAGATAATATTTTAAAGTATCGCCGGCTACGGTATCTGGATCGTAAGCATCTAATTGAAAATCAACATATGCATTGTCTAAAACAAAGTATGCATTTTCAGGACCTACATTTAAAAATCCCTCTCTAGTAATCCATCTAGGTTCGTCTGAACCGTCTACTGAAATATTGAATGTTCTATCTTCAATGTCAACGCCGTCATCTGCTCGAATTACAAATCTACTTTCGGTAAATGTTCGAACTTCTGTTGGACTTCCAGTAATATTATTTCCTTCTACTCTTAGTCCGCGAGGTAATGAACCTGCAATTAGTGTAAAAGTTACATCCCCAGCAGCCGACGTTGCCTCTAGCGGAATTTGTAACGGAACACGTTCTGTAAGAATTCCTAGGCTACCTGCTGGAGTAATCCATGTTACTGCCATTAGTTAACTCCTTAAGGTGTTCCTAGATCGCCTAGATCTATGTTTAACCAACCTGGATTTTCAATAGTTCCAAAATCAATGTTAGCAGCAGCCAATGCCAATTGAGTAGGATTTATAAATGTTCCTCCAATAGGACCAAAATCTAAATTAAGTAAAATTTGATTTAAATCTAAAATTGTGTCAACCGTTACCACTGATCCAGAAGCAGCGGTTCTAATATTATCTCCGCCTTGAATTGTAATATTAGTTGTATGTCCTGCAGAGCTGGCTACAATATTACCTAAATCAGTATCTATTCTAGTAAATGCATCTGGCTGTGTAGAATTAATAATAAGTGTATTAGGATTTTCTTCAATTAAAATCTTTGTTCCGGGCACTAGGTTTTTAAATTCTAAATTAGAATCAACTTTTTCTTTAAAAATTCCGTAGCCCGTTGTTCCAACATTTGATGCTGTTACGGTAATCTCTTGAGCTAGTGCTGAAAAATTGGCATTTACTTTTTGAAATGCCGAACGTAGGTCATCCCCTAATCCGTCATTTACTGCGTTGCCAATATTAATTGTTTGTATAGTCATATCCCGCTCTCTTTTTAATCATAGCTTTGTATTTATCGTTAAATATCATTCATATGCTTGACACTAATATACACGCAGATAATGATTTTTGGACTAATTTAAAGTGGCCCGCAGCCCCTAATCTAGACGACTATGCAGTATTTGAAAGTTATTGTAAGGGTAGAGTTTTGCTGTTAGGTAGCACAAAACTGCTATTACCCCTGGCAACAGAAGCATGGGATCTAGAACCCAAGTATGATGATCCTAAAATTAAAAACCGTGACTGGTTTAGTTTAGACGAACACTGGGACACTATAATTGTAGATGGTGCTCTAGCATTTGGTGAAGAATACTGCAAAAAGTTATTAGCTGTTGTTCTACCAAACTGCGATAGATTTGTTGCCCGTGCTTTTCTTAATCCTAACTGGCCCACAAAATATGCTGTATATTTTCCTCGTGCTAAAGAATTAACTCCACAGCCCCAAGAGCATCCTATTAACGAAGTTTATACATTTTACATATGGAACAACCAACAATCCTAGCCATGTACTCAGGCGGTTTAGACAGCCTAGGTATGGTTTACCGACTATTAACAGATCCTGAGTATAAGGATCATCGCTTACACATACATCACATGCACAACAAAAATGTGGAACGTAGACACAAGGCAGAAGCAGTCACGGTTAAGATTGCTCTAGATGAACTTAAAGCTCTAGGCTTTGACTTTGATTATAGTAGCAGTGAAATAGGTGTACCTGCTTATGGCAGACACTTTATGTTTGACACTGACAGCATTAACTTTTTTGCTGGGTATATCTGTTCAGTAAATCCTGAGATAGTAAATGTTGCTCTAGGTATGAATGCCGGCGATGCTAACCATAGCCTAGAAGAACGCCGTAAAAGGGCTGACACCATTCTAGGTGCGTTTACCAGTGTAAAGAAAATCTATCCTGTACTCACAATGACCAAACGTGAGATTTATGATAGTCTACCAGATAGTCTCAAGAACAAGTTTTGGTCGTGTCGCACACCTGTATATACAGAAACAAGTATTACACCCTGCGGTCAGTGTCCTACCTGCGTTAAGTTAAAAGAACAGGGAATACGTTAGAGTCCGTACTTGCTCTTGGTGCTTGTCCAAGTTGACCCTGCTGTTGATGAAACATTAAGATCGTTAAACTTTCCTTGGTACCTAGCAGATGTTACTAAATTAGTTGAATCAGAAACACCAATGGCCAAGAAAGTAGTACTAGGAGCACCTCTAGTTATACTACCTGTTGCGGCTGTGCCATTATTCAACGATACACTCAATGTTCCCGCATCGTAGAAATAGTAAACATGATTCCACGCATTTAAGTTTACCGTGTTGCCGCAGGTAATGCCTGGAGCTGCCCCTGGCCATACTCTAGCATGTAGTACATTAGACGAACTAATTTCCATCATAGTATAATGATAGCCAGAATTCTCATCACCTGTTTCAAATTCGCTCATGATAATAGTATTAGCGGATGTGGGATAGAACCATAAATTAATAGCAATGGTACCAAACGATCCCAGCGATTCTGAAATTACACAATTAGTTCCGTCAAGTGTGTGTAAACTGCCTGTGCTGGCATCTGGGAATGTATAACTTCCATAAGTTGGACTAGTAGCATTTGTATAGGCCCATGTCTTAGAAACACCGTTTACTAAAAATGATCCCTGCGGAAGGACAGGCCCGGCACTGGCCCTCCCTGCGGTTATTAAGATTTGACTAATAGGCATGATTAATCGTTATTCACTATGTTGTTGGCTGTTAACAACCAATCGTTAGTACCAATCTTCATCAGTGTAGCAGTCTGTACTCCTTTGAATCCCCAGATACTTGCAGTGGTCATGCCAGCGGCCCATATTCTAGGAGCATCATCGTCCATGTTGTAGCCCACAGGTTCTACATTAATATAATATGTATCAGAAATATCAAGGTTGATCAATGTTATAATACTGCCCACAGGGAACGCTACGCTTGTTGTTTTAGGCACATATACCGTTAGATTTTGTATGTAGCCCTGTGATGGTGCTGACACGTTCTTGATAAACTTGCCACGATCTGATAACTTTAGAGTTATGTTCCAATTTATAAAATCATCAGCCTGTAGGTTTTGTGTGCTATGTGGAATATCCGCAGGGTTATGACCTAAATCACCGCCCTGTACAAAATCAACTTTTTCAACGCCCACTAGACCTTTGGTATCAAAGTTAGCATTAAGGATTCTGTTTGACCAAGTGTACGGGTTCCACATCAGTGTAGCCTGTACCTCAGCAATTTGTATAGTGTTATTCTGCGCTGTTAGTACTGAACTTAAATCATCTGAACTAGTATTGCCATATGCTTCCCATGGTAGATCTATAAGTCCTGTGACAACACCATTTACAGAGCCGATTTGATCAGTAGGTTCAAAGTCATCAGTGATGCTCATAGACCATAGTTGACCGTCATGGTTATAGTTGCCCATGATCTCAGCATAGCCCACTACCACCGCCTGTGTGGCTGTTAGCGCAAAGTGACGATAGTTGTTATTATAGTCAACATAAGTAGTCAGGTTACTATTTTCCATGTACATGTGTCTACTCCACAGATGTTCTAGTGAAAGATTAAACTTCTGTACAGCCACGCCGTTGTTTGACATACCCATGACATTGTACTGACTCCAGATGGCATATAAGTATTCTTGGCCATCATCGCCACGGGCTATGTCAATGTTCAAACGGCCGCCATATGGACCGTTAGGTTGTATTCTGTTAATAACTAGACCATTGTTGGCAAAACAAGTAATGTCAGATCCCATTCCTGATGATGATGCATAGATCTGTCCGTTGGCTGCAACTGCCATAGTGTTGATTTCCCACTGATTGTCTAAACCTCTAACCCATGATGTAGCACCTGCGCTAGTCAACTTCCATATGAAGCCACCGCCACCGCCACCGTTTCTTGATCCGTTGGTGTAGCCTGAAACATAGATAGCGTCAATGTCGTTGGCATTAACTGCCACTGATGCGGCATAACCGTAGTCATAGGCTTCTTCCATGTCTAAGAATTTCTTCCAGGCATTGGTCCAGACAAAAGGTCTTCCACTTACCTGTTTGTATACCACATAAGTTCCTGTACTGAAGTTTTCAGTGGTATAGCCTAAGACTGAAGTATTGATAGTGATGTTAGTAAGTTCTGGAGTTCCGCTAGTTGTTAACGAACCAGTTATTCCACCGTTCGCGCCGCTGGATGTTATAGTGAATATAGCATCGTTTTCTTGGCTCAATACACTGATCGTTCCTGTTGGAGTAAAATCTCCAGGGATATCAAAAGACCAATAGTTAGCATCATAATCCTGAAAGTTGTTGATCAGTGAACCAGAAGGTATGCCCCATCCTATAACAGGACTGCCATTGCCTACTTGATAATTTAATACAGCGTGATTTAGTTTAGGAGCAAAAATTGTCACGGTATTTGTAGTAGGATTATTGTTTTGAACTACGGGACTAACTAGGTCAACGGTAAATCCATCTACACCACCTAGTTGGCTTCCTGGGATTTTTATAACATCACCTGTGTTATAGTTTGTACCTGCTGTGGTTACATCACTGATACTAAATCCAAAATAAGCAGAGCCGCTGTAGTTGATGCGTACTTTGATTTCAGCACCACCTGCCGCTGGATTATCTACCAGTAAGTTAGTAGGTGTTAGTCCAGTGAATAAGCCAATGCCCTGATCAAGTAGTTGCTTGCCTGTGATATTAGTGCCGCTTAGATACCAACTGGTGTCACCTGCGGTCATTAGACTGCCTCTAATATCTGTATTAGCAGCATTTAATATCAGTTTGCCAACACCTGAGCCTGTTTGAGGACTTAATGAGCCACTGGCCAGCATATCTCCATATGTTCGACCTACAATGACCCAACCTAGGGTTGGATGCCATTTCATATCGCGTGGTGTTATGTTACCGTCTACGTCATAGAAGTCTGTGGCAGCGCCTTCAAAGTTGCCGTCAGCGTCTAACTCAGCCAGTTTGAAGTATTCATAAGATCTTCCATCGTTGGTAGTGTACAAGATTGTTGCCTTGTTAGTGGTAGGATTAACTCCTACCACAGGAACGTCCCAAGCAGTATCTTGAGTTGCACCGCCTACCAGTTTACTCCAAAGTAATGCGCCGTCTTTGCTGAACTTGCTGATCATACCGTCAGCATAGTTAGCATGTTCGCCACCTATGTAATAGTTGCCATCAGAATCTGCTGCCACGGTATTGAAAGTGAGATCAGCTTCCCAACCTCTGTGCCAAGCATAGTTTACGTTGTCACCCATGTCGCTGACAAATGTACTGCCATTGCGCTGTGTGCGTATATCAGTTTCAATGACTTTAATTTCTGACTCTGAACGCATTGTAACATGTCCAGGTGTTGTACCTGCTTCTTTAGTGCTGACAAAGTTGTCGTCAGTGCCAAGGAATAGTTCAACGTTGCCGTGGTGTCCCTTCATGTGGATATGACCTAGGTCGTCCATTGAACTAGGAGCGCCACCTGTGTAGATGTCTACCCACTGACCTAGACCTTCATAAGTTGAGTCAGGTTTAATACGAGCAGTTGGCTTAGTTACAGCCACATAGTCACTAGATGTTACCGTGATCGGAAATGCTGGATCTGTGACACTACTTTCTACCGTAGTTTCCTCAACCCACTCATATAGTATAGCATCTGGAGGCAATCCGCCATCTGGACCAACCGTAATAGTGTCAATAGTTCTAACTTCCCCCGTGCGGAACGTAATGACATCGCCTACTGATATAGAATTACCTGCGGGTAATAACACTCCAGTTAAACTACTAGCGCCGCCACTTGAACTACCGCTGTAGTCTACATAGTAAGTGAATTGATAGCCAGTACTAGCGACATATCCGTCACCTACTAGTTGAGCACCGCTGCCAGCACCACCTAGTACGCTAGTACCTGTGCTGTCACGAATGTCGCCACCTACTGGCAGTTGTAGTGCTCCGTCATTCTTAAATATCCAGTGGTTATTTGTGCCTACGGTATAAACATGTACCTCACCGTTGTTACCGGTACCTGACCCAGCACCTGCTTTAATTCTAACATCGCCGCCGTCGCCTGATGTGACATTAGTTCCATCGCCCGCAGTGATTTCGATGTAGCCGCCAGTGCCTCCAGGACCAGTAGCATCTCCGCCTTCTACTTTTACATAGCCACCAGCACCGCCTTGACCACCACGGACTTTTACATCACCGCCATTGCCTTGACTATCTATAGCACCACCGTCGCCTCCGGTACCTGCCCAAATATAAACGTCACCACCTTCGCCTTTACTTTGATTTTCTCCACCCCAACCTTTTTGTCCTTGGATGACAATTCGTTGAGCACTGGAATTGTTGTTATCGGGCACTGGACCTGTTATGATTATTTGATCATAGGGATCATTTTCTCCGCCTAATCGTAGAGTAGGACCGTTTAGGCTATAACCGCTTTGATAGCCGGTATTGTTGAGATGGGGTAGTTTTAGGCTACCGTCAGTATCAAATGTCCACCAATGGCTGCTGTTATCGTTGTTGGCTTCTATGCGAACATAACTGGTATTTGACACTAATTCAATTTGAGTTTCAGCCTTAATTTCTATCTGGTCGCCTTTAGCCTCCATCCAAATGTCATCAGCAGCATAGATGTTAACATCGCAATCGTCTGTATATCCTTCTGGACGAATGGTTTCGATAGTCAAGTCGCCTTCGTTGGTCCAGGTGATATTTCCTTCGCCCGGGTACGGACTGGTTAAATCTACTAGTTTTCTCCAGATAGGTGCTTGATTTATCGTACCAGAATATACAATGGTTGCTGGATCACCAATGCTGGATGTTGTTGGATCAATGCCTGCGCGATAAGGCCATTGGAAAAACAAAGTAGTTCCATTATAACTTAGGTTTGAACAGGTCTGAACACCGCCAAATGCCTCCCCAGCATCAATGGTCCAATCGCTGGGATTCCAGTTACCGTTCTGATAGATGTACAACAGGTCTGGTTGAGCACTGGCTAATACTGCTATCTGATTTAATGTGTCGCCGCTTTGATAGGTACCATAATTTTCAGAGTTTTCAACAGAGTAAGGATCTTGATATTGTGAAGTATTATCAACCCAATCATCTGTACAAACGTAAGTTTCACCGTCTGGTGTTAGAGCAATGGTACCACGTTGGTCACCTTCTACACCTGTTGGAAAGTTAACACTACGTTCTACAATAGCACCACCTGCACCGCCGCCAATAGTTTCAACATCGCCTGCTCGCATTCTAGGGCGGAAAGGAATCTGTATCCAATAGTTAGTATCAAAGTTATTAAAATCATATGCGCCGTTGGCAATGGCCCACATATCAGTCGAAGTTGCTCTGGCTACATCTGTACTATCTAGATTGGCGCCTTCAAACGTAACTTCAATCTTGTCAATAGGCCCATACCCAAGCTCTTCATCATCAATAATTGCTTGATATGTTGCAGGAGCCCAACCATCAGGCCTAGTTCCTGGCTGTGTTAGTTGTTGCCAATAACTATGATCAATAACGGTGATACTTCCAGTAGTCCATCCATTTTCTGTTTGATCACCTGTGTCATTAACCTCTTCTACAATGTAGTTAACAGCCTGTGTAACGCCAGGAATAACAACACCTGTGTTACCTGCTTGTAAATCGACACCGCCAATGGTCAGTGTTGAACTCTGAATTTCAAATGGTTTAATAGCCATAGTATTTTTTTTCCTTAAAAGTTGCTGCTAAATTCTACAGCGTGTGCATTAACGTAAACATTGTTTGTTGTACTAATTGGACGACAAGTAATTTCCATTTTTTGAGATATACTATTCCATCTTCCGTCAAATTCTGCAAATGCTGAGGTTCCTGAATATGTTATACCGTATGCTGTTATATGAACTAAATTGTCATTTTGTCCTTTGACAGCAATAATATCACATGCCTGCATTTCTACCTCAGACCCGCCACCGTCTACAACTCCCTCAACCATAACAAATAGTTTAATAGCAGATACATTATTATATGAAGTATAAATTACCGTATCGACACTTACCGGGCAAATTGTTTCATTTTGACCTCTCAACCTTGGCCCGCTTGGGAAAGTTATGCTACCTTCTCCAATTGAAAAAGTTTGATTTGAAACACCGTCTGTTGTGTTAAGTTGTAATCCGCTGTCAGTTAATAACAAAGAACCGCCAGCAGTTCCGCCTACGATGTCACTTAATGCTTCTATTAAAACAGCACTTGTCGTAGCAGTTACACGACCTACAGATGTGTTATTAGCACCAGCTGGATCAACATATGCTTCCATACTAATAGTACTATTTGTTAATGTTAATTTAGATCCAACAATATTTGTAAAAGTGTCTATACCATCAGTAGTTGTTTCTTCTAATCGTTTTTCTAATACAGAATCTACTAATGTAAGTCCATCTGGAAATGTTAGTATTCCTGTTGATCCTAGATCAACAACGTGTGTGCCATTTACTAATTGATTTGCCGCAGCATCTAAACCAGTAGTTGTATAAAGTTCTGTAAAGTTAGCATTAACTTTTTGGAATGCAGTTCGAAGGCTATCGCCTTTCTTATCATTAGCGGTTAATCCTACATTTATTGTTTGTTTTGCCATTTATTGCTCCGTTACGCTAATGCTGCTATTCTTGCTTTGAAATCTGCAAAATCAGTACTTGCAGCAACTAGAGTTTTTAATTCTGGTATGCTAATATGATTTGCTATAGATCCAAATACGGTTAATTTATTTCTAACAATTAGATCATTTTCAAATGTTCCATCGGTATTAAATACCACGGTTGGAACAAATGTAATTGTTGAAGAGTCTGTTGAATCAATTAAACTTGTAAAGAAATTTGTTGCAGTTAGACTTCCTTGAACGGTAGTAGCATTTCCAGAATGGCCAATTGTAATAGGACCAGTTGTGCTACCGCTAGGACCAGCACCGATATATACAGGCGCAGTTGCCGCTCCAATAACACTAGCTCCGCCGGTACCTCCTATAATAACTCCGTTAGTTGGATGCATTAATATTGAATTGCCGCTGTGATATGAATTAATATTACCAACAATTTCTGAATTAACAGCATCAACTAATAGTGTAGAATCTTCACCAAATATACTTTGTGCAATGTTTCCTTCTGCGGAAATTGTAATAGTGTCGGTACTAGGATCTGAAGATAATTCAATACCTGTTCCTGCAATAAATGTAAGTGTATCAGATACTGCATCTGCAATACATGAATCTTGTCCTTGTACACCAATGTTTACAAAACCAACTTTAGTATTTGAAATTGTAATGCTGCCGGTCGATGAACTAACACTAATTCCTGCTCCAGCTGTTAAACTTGTAACGCCGGTGTTAGTTAATGTAACACTACCTGTAGCTGCACTAACACTAATTCCTGTACTGCCTGCAATACTTGTAACGCCTGTATTAGTAACCGTTACGGTATCTGATCCGGCATTGGTTGTTATGTTAATTCCAGTGCCATTTGCAAAGGTTAATACATCAGATGCATTTTGTGGATCTAAAGAACTTTGTCCAGCAACGGCAATAAAACGCCAAATGTTTTGTGTAATGTTTGGAGAACTATTAGTAATTGTTACCGTACCAGTACCAATGGACGGATCTAAAATAATACCAGTTCCTGCTAAAAGTTTAACAACGCCGGTATTGACAATTGTTATGCCGCCCGTGGCTGCACTTACGCCAATACCAGTTCCTGCTGTTGCACTGGTTACACCTAGATTAGTTAATGTTACATTACCTTTACCTGTTCCACTTACTCCAATCTGTCCAGCAGTACCAATTAATTGTGTAACTCCGGTATTAGTAATTGTTAACGAATCAGTGCCAGCAACCGTTGTCATTGTAATACCGGTTCCATTTACAAAGGTTAATGTATCTGTGGTATTATCTGCTACAATATCACTTTGCCCAGAAACAGAAATAGTTTTAAACGATGCTTCTATCGGATCTTTAATTAGTTGTCCGCCAATTGTTGAACCTGCTGGCAGATTAACAATACTTCCAGTTGATGACAAAACTGCCGACCCTAAATGAATTGAGTTGCCGCTGAGGTATAAATCTCTCCATCGTCGTGATGAAGAACCTAAATCATATATTGAATTTGTTGACGGAACAATATTTGTTGATAGTGCTGTTAGGTCTACAGCACCACCACCGCCAATACTCAAATATAATTCTGTAAAATTATCGTTAATATCTGCAAAAGCAGAGTTAACGGCATCCCAAAGAATTGGTGGTTGTTTTGGATCAATAACTTTTCTAGCCATATTATGTTCTTCCTACGGCAACTTCAATAGTGCCAATGTGATCTGAATCGTAATCTTGTAACGCTTTGCCCACCGAAGAACCTGTCTTAATATCTCCAACGGCTGCAATAGCAACCCCTGGAATTTTACTGGTCACTAAGATGTCGCCTTTCTTAATTTTGCCTACTACCTTACAAGGTACACGACCTTGTAGAGCAATTTGGTTTTTAAATCCTGGACATGCGCCATACATAGAATATGCTGCATTATCTGAAACAACACCTGCTACTCTTGTATCACCTAATGTATTTGTTGTTGTAACTTCTTTTTCGCCACCAAATACAAGTACGGTTCCTACTTCATAATCCTTGTCACCTTCGTAGAATTCTGCAAGGTCGGCTGCATAAGTCGCTTGTAATCTTGAATTACCTTTCGATGTGCCGCCTGGGCTACTAGCAAGTATCCATTGTCCTGTAATTGTTCCAGATGTTGTATCGCTACCTGTTGTGATTTGTGTTGCAGTAATTCTTGAACAACTAATTGGTGCTGCACTAAATCCGTCTTGTGTTCTAAACGAATGAGCATTATTGTCGTAATAGGTTGTATTATCTGCGGTCAGCGAACCTGAACCAATCAACACACCACCCGATCCATTAAATGCATAAACACGAGTAGTACCACCTGTTGCTGTAGAATTTCTTGCAAGTGTTAAACTTGAAGAAGTTTCTGTAGAAAGTTTTAATTTGATATCTTGTAATGTAAGAGTTCTTGCAGCAAAGTCACCGTTTGAATCTCTCTTAACAAGTGTATTAACGGTTAAATCAGTGGCGTCGGTAATAACAGAATAATCAGAATCTAGTGTGCTAGATAACGAATTATTTCTTCTCAAGTATCCAGTAGTGTTATATTGTGATTTCTTAATAGCACCACCAACATCGACTACCGTACTAAAGTTAACAGCAGCTACGTTATCAGTGGTAACACTAGAATTACCAAGCACCGTTCTTGCACCAATTTGTTGAATCTTACCAACTAAAAGTCCGTTGTTAGAAACGGTAATCCAACCATTAGTGGATGTAAATTGTGAATTATCAAAACTTGCTAGACCTAAATCTGATTGAGCAATTCCAGTAGCATTAGCACGAGTGCTGGCCGCTGTCATGTTTAATTTAGACTGGTCAATAGCTGCACTAGCATTAATGTCTGCATTAACAATTACACCAGGTTGAATCTGAGCATCAATGGTATTAGCTGTTGAATCGATATCAAATAAAATATCACCTACAACAGACGCATTAGTAATTTCATTTTCACTACCAGTAAATACAACAAAATCGTTGGCTGCAATATTTCCAGGAGTAAAATCTTGTAAATTGTTTAAAGTTAAACTTTGTAAATTAACAGCATCAGTTAGTTCAACTGGATTGTCAACATTTTTAATTCTATTGTTTCCAAGATCCATATCTCCGTTCATGGTCAAGTTACCATTTAACGGCATGAAACCACCAGTTAATTGAGGTATCAATTGAGTATCTGGAACAACTTCGCCGGTGTGTGTTAAACCTAATCTTCTTTCTAAATAAATTCTTGTAGCGTTTTCTGTTGGTACCGTATCAGTAGCATTATCAGAGAATGAGCTATCTGTTGAAAATTCAGCAATTGGAACACCACGTTTGAAACCAATACCATCTAAGTTACTCAACGCAATAGCTGCGGAGAATGTTACACGACCTGTACCTTGGTCAACACGGAAATACGGACCTACGTTAAAGTTACCAA